CCGCTGTTCCGATTGCCGCTGTTCCAATCGCCGCTGTTCCAATCGCCGCTGTTCCGATTGCCGCTGTTCCGATTGCCGCTGTTCCGATTGCCGCTGTTCCGATTGCCGCTGTTGCAAAGTCCGGTGCAACCCTTTCCCATATTCACAATTTCAAGAAGTTCCTGCCACGGTACTTCACGCACAATCTGAATTTTGTTCGTGCAAGATTTTGTTCCGTCTGTATCGACTTCACCCAAAGCAATCACTTCTGCAACCTTGTTATCAGGGCTGAACTTATAAAAATTGAAGCAATCAGCCGCTTTTTCACAAAAATGGAAGCCACGTTCACAAACCATAGGTTTCACATCTTCTTCATAAATACCGCCTACTTCATACTGAAACGGCTTTCCGTTCGGGTTACAAGTCCAATCGGGATTGAACACCTTGAACCCTTTAACAACTCCTGTTTCGTTCATTTTTGCTTATCCTCGCTTTCTGCCATCAGGCAACTTCATTCAAGGGAACTTCAATTCCCGTGTATTCGGTGAACTTCACGGAAGAAATAAAGTAACTCCAATTTGTCAGCTTCACCGCATAGCCCCACGGGAAAACGCCATCCCTTAAACCCTGCATAACCCATTCTTTGGATTTCTTCATCAGCTTTGCCGCAAGGGGAACGGGTAAATTCACAACCCCGTCATGCTGAACCGTTGCAGCGGGTTCAAACATTTCAAAGTAGTTATCCTGAACCCCCAACGCACGGGCAATTTCCTGTTTGCGGTCTTTGGAAGGTTCGTTCTTCCCGGAAAGGTATTGACTGATAGAGGATTTACCGATCTCGGTAAGGTCTGAAAGTTTGGATTGTGTCAAATCCAACTCTTTCATAAGGTTTTTCAATTTGTCTGCAAAAGTCATATTCACTTCATCCTTTCTTTGTTCAGCCCTCAATCATGGGGCTTTTGTTGTACTGTTCCTGAATTCTGATCCGATACTTGCCGCCGATTTCTTCACGGTGCAAAATTCTGAATTCGCTGCCCTTGTCACGCAAGGTTTCAATGTACTTTGCCGCTTCATTCTGCGTGTCGAACTCTAAAACCCGATCAATACACGCTGCAATCACTTTCTTCATCCTGTTCACCGCCTTTCTGTTTTGGTTCAAATAATTTGAACTTTCATGGTAAAAAAATATGCCTGAATTTCATCACTTGCCAAATCAAGCACTTCTAACGCCTTTTGAATTTCAGGCTGCTTGAAAGCAATCTTGTTGTTCAATTTCATTGAAATAGTTCTTTCGGAAAGCCCCATCTTTTCAGCGAATATCGCTTGCGTTCCGCATTTTTCAACAATCCTTCCGTTCAGCTTTGCATAATCGTATGCCATGATTTCACCCCTTTCTTAACATCCTAAATGATTTACAATATCTCGGACCATTGCCGTACCTGAATCCATTGCAACATTTATCTTTTTTGTTCCACCTTCAAAAGCCGCTGTTACAATCTCACTTTCGCTATCGTAGGTAAGGGAAACAAGGTCAGCCGCCCCACGGGTTTTCTGTAAAACCTTACAAAGTAATTTGCAAATGGTTTCTTTATCTTCCCCGCTGTTTTCTACCACAAAATCAAAGGCTTCAATCTGTTCTTTTGTCAGCGGGTTATTATATTCCACATATCCCCACGCTTCACGCCCGATTTTTCCAACATATTCCCGCTTGTCGAAATTGTGAATCAGCATTGCCGGATTGTCGGCGGGTTTGGGGTATGCCCCCGGTGTAATTGGTCTTAAAGTGCTATAATATCTAAACATCTTCATCATCCTTTCTAATTCGTTTTGGGTAATATCCTTGTTCAATGGTTGGTATTACAATTTTCATTCCGCAATGTTCGTTTAAGAAGGAACAAATTTCACCATATCCTAAACCGCCATTTTCAACGGAAGTGAAACAAAATTGAACTATTTTCGGTTCGTATTTCTGCAATCGCACAAATCTTTCTGGATCAAACATCAATCCAAATCCGCACAATTTACATCCCGTTCTTATTTCCCCGGTTGTTTTATAAATTCCATCTTCAAAAACAACTTCACCATATACCGGGGCAATCGGGATTTTTTCATCATAGATGAAGTGAAGCACGGTTTGTTCTGTTGCAGCTCCTAAAGGTTTTGATTTCGGACGGCTTCCGTCAAACATATTACATCCGGTTTGACGATATGCGTTCATTCTGTCCTTTGAATCACAAGCCATTTCACCCGTTACCGGAAGCAATCCCCCCAGCTTCTTATTTTCAATTTTCAAGGGCTTCTTTTTAAGGTAATCACAACATTTTTCTGATAATTCAAACGGTGCATCCAACAAAGGGCGATATTGCAACGGTAAAAACCTTCTGATTGAAGTTTTGTTTTCACTTGTAACCCCCGTCAAATAAAGAATAACTACATTGTTAAAACCTAAAGCCCGCAATTTTTCAGCCGTTTCAATTCGTTCAGGTATATGTTTATCGGTAAACGCTTTCGGCATAAGCGGTTCAATATCAGCATATTTCAAATTTAGTCGTTTCAAGGTTGCTTTAACATCACGAACCATTCTTGCAACTTTTTTACTTACGAACGGAAGTCCAACCATATCTATAACTTGAAAATATGTGTATTCGCCCCGAACAATTTCAAACTTAATTTTGATTTCAAACTTTGCTTCAATGTATTTTATATATTCCCTGATATACGGAAGCATTGAAGTAAATTCGTTTGTAGTGTTGGAAAAGAACACTTGCAGCGGTTCATCTTTATGTTTCGATATGCTCCATGCTTCCGCCATTAGGTAAAGAACAACCGCCGAATCTTTTCCACATTTCCCGTACTTGATTTTCAGTATATAAGTAATCCGTCATTCAATCATTTCCCCTTTCGGGGAAGAAGTTGTTTAGGCTTCTTCCTCAAACTCTACATTGCAATCACCGCAAATAACATGAACTTCCTTTGTTGCCCGAATAATGCAGCCACACACGGGGCAAACATATTTCCGGCTTGATTGTTTGGTTTTCGCCGCACCGGGGATTTTCGGAAGGCTCTTTCTGTGAAGTTCAAACTTTTTATCTTGCAAGCCGTCAACAAAGGCTTTTGCTTCATCATTCAGGCTTGTTTTCGTCCAGCCGTATTTTGCATCCTTTTCAACGGTCAAACCGTGCTTTTCAGCGGCTTCCTTGTATTTCTTGTTGTGGTAAGTACCGCCCCGGCTTGTGTCCTGAACCCCAATTTGCAGATTGTAAAGGTGAACCATTTCATGTAAGAGGGTTTCCGCAACCTGTTCAAAGGGTCTTGCAAGGTGTTCAGCACAAATATTGATTTCATAGAAGCCATCATCTTTCTTCATAGCTTCCAAATCCTCTTTTGTCAGGGTGGAAAGGTCTGCAACTTTCTTCTGTTCGCCAATCGTCCACGCCTTCCAAGCGGTACACCATCCATAAGCACCTTTTGTTGTGTCCGGGCTTACCGTGATAACGGAGGTTTGAAGTTCATTGTTATAGAACTTTTCGTTGAACTTTGAAAATAAACTTTCAAGTTTTTCAATTACGGGCTTCAAGCTGGTTTCTTTCATTTATGCCACCGCCTTTCTGATAAATCCAATATACAAGAGTTTTAATTCTTTCTTTGTCATGTACCGCAATGCGGTTTGATAAGTCTTTATAAATCTTTCTTTATCGGAAGCGGCTGTTGCTGCTTCCATTTCAGCTTTCAATTCGATTGCCCGTTTTTTACAATAGGCTTTTTCCTATTCCCACTTCATAACCACTTCATCCTTTCGCTTGCTTGCCGTTGCAGCGGCTTGTTCTTTGGTTCAATTCATTTGAACTTGTCTATATTATAGCATCGGGTTTTGAAGTTGTCAATAGGTTTTTTCAAATTTTTTGAACTTTTTTTCCTGAACCCCTTGAACTTTTCTTCAAGGTGCGTTATAATGTAAATACCCCAATAAGGAAAGGAAGTGATTGCATGAAGAAATTCACCACGGCTGATAGATTGAAGCAAATCATGGGTGAAAGGGGGTTGAAACAAGTTGATATTTTGGAAGCCTGCAAGCCGTACTGCGAAAAATACCATGTTCAGCTAAAAAAGAATGATCTAAGTCAGTATGTTTCCGGGAAGGTAGAACCCAAACAAGATAAGCTGTCTATTTTGGGGTTGGCTCTGAATGTCAATGAAGTTTGGCTTATGGGCTACAATGTTCCCGCTGGAAGGGAAGAATTAGCCCAACTTGAACAGAAGCTACAAAATGAAGCCGCTGCCTGTGAAATGTTTGAACGGTGTTATGGAAAAGAAGCATTTCAAGCGGTCAAACTTTTCCTACAACTTGATAGGCTGGATCAGGGGCGTATCATTGGTTCTATGGAAACAATGCTGAATGATGAAAAATACGCCATTCAAAAAGAATCATCAAGCGGGAAGGCAATATAATCTTTGTGGATTTCAGTTCAAGATAAGTTCAAGATAGGTTCAAGATAGGTTCAAGTTTCCGGTTCAAGATAAAACCCTTGAAATATCGGGAAGGTTCAAGTGGTTCAAGTTGTTTTGCGTTTCTTTGTAAATTTGATTTTTTCAACGCAATTTTGCATTGATTTTGAAAAATATAAAAGAAATAAAAAGGCATCTTGAACTTGAACCACTTGAACCGAACCTTGAAAAGTTAATTTCAATTTAAGAAAGGAATTTTACTATGAGTGCAAAGAACAGGGTTATCAACGGCGATTATGCCGGAAGTCAGATTGTGGGCGGCGGTGCTGCCAACGCTGCTATTTCATTAGGCATTATCAAGCAATTACGCCTGAACAGTTCCACCGTTGAAAGCTATGAAGTTTTGGGCGGTGTTGCCGGGGCGGTTTCTAAAAATGGCTATCAGGTGAAAATCATCTTCAAAGACGGGAAGAAAAGCCTGTTGGAAATAGATGAAAAACTGTATAAAGCCATTGTTCAGGCTTGCTTCTAAATAAAAAAATTCCCCCGTCAGTGCTGCAACACCAACGGGGGAAGCGACCATAAATCAGGATGAAGTGATTTAGGCGGTCTGTCTATATTATATCACTTCACGGCTGATTTTTCAAGATAGGCGGTGAAGTTATGAAAAATCCGAATGGATATGGAACAGTAACGAAGCTGTCAGGGAACAGGCGAAAGCCCTATATTGTGAAGGAAGGTATATCAGGAAGGCAAAAGCCCATTGGTTACGCTGCCACACGGGAAGAAGGTTTGATAATGCTTGCCAATTACAACAATGATCCGTGGGATATAGAAACGGACAAAATCACTTTTCAAGAACTCTATGATTTATGGCTTGAAAAGCGGGCTGTGAAATTGGGTGAATCAAACAGAAGTTCCTTGAAATCAGCATACAAGCATTGTTCCAAACTGAACAAATTCAAATACAAGCAAATCAAATCATACCAAATGCAAGATTGCATTGATAGTTGCGGTTGTGGGTATTCCACGCAAGGGGCAATAAAAAACCTTTTCGGGCATCTTGACCGTTTCGCAATGGAACTTGATATAATTTCAAAGTGCTGTTCTGATCTGCTTACCTCTGATCCAATCCCTGAAACAAGCAAGGAAATTTTCACGGATGAAGAAGTTTCCCGGCTTTGGGAAAATGAAAAATTGGAATGGGTTGATTCTGTTTTGTTCTTCCTCTATACGGGGTTCAGGATTTCAGAAATGATTGCTCTGAAAACAGAAGCGGTTGATCTCGAAGCCCAAACCATGGCCGGGGGAACGAAAACAGCAGCGGGGAAAAACAGGATAGTTCCCATTCATTCAAAAATTCAACATATAGTTCAAAAGCGGGTTGAACAATCCAAAAGCGGCTATTTGTTTGAGTACAACGGGAAGAAGCTGAATCAAACCCAATACCGGGCATTGTGGGCTGAAATCATGGGGAAGCTGAAAATGCAGCACACCCCGCATGAGTGCCGCCACACATTCAGAAGCCGCCTTGATTCAGCTGGGGCAAACAAGGTATGTATTGATCGAATTATGGGGCATAAATCCAAAGGAACGGGGGAACGGGTTTACACGCACAAAAATATAGAAGAACTCAAATTGAACATTGAACTAATAACAAATTAGTAACAAAAAAGGCGGGAAGCCATGAAAAATCAAGGTTTCCCGCCGTTTCTGTGTTCATTATACCATAAATCAAGTCGGTGTAAACCGACACGGCGGTACGCCGTATTTTGTCGTCAGA